AGACGATGGATACATATAACAAATAAAGAAGGAGAGCTCGAAGAATGTGTGGGGCTTATAAAGAGAAGAGAGTTAGATATCAAGTTGTGGAACAACAAGTGGAGAATTCGTTATGCAACTTGATGAATTAGATCAGACAGAACTGGATAATATCCTCGTGCAGTGTATGTTAGATGTCAAGTACACTTGCAAGGTAATGTTTCCGGACATATTCTATGCCCCCTTCTCCTCCCTCCATCAGGCAATCTTTGATGGAGTTAATCAGGTGTTCAAGGCTATAGAGGGTGGGCATAAGAGAATAGCCATCGCTGCACCCCGTGGTATAGGGAAGACCTCCATCGCGAGAGCGGTAGTCATGCGGAGCATTCTCTTCCGCCTACAGAGTTTCATAGTCTACCTGAGTAATTCAGCCACTAGTGCTGAGATGCAGACGGAGAATGTTAAGAGGGACTTGATATCCAATCTAAATGTAAGGAAGTTGTTTGGAAGTGTCAAGGAGGCCATCAACCAAGATACCTCCATTGATGAAACCTTCTCCAAGAAGAGTTGGACTGCCTTTGGAGAGACCTTCATACTACCTAGGGGTAGTGGCCAACAGGTTCGTGGACTTAACTGGGCCAATCATCGTCCAGAGTTAGTCATCATTGATGACTTGGAAGATAAGGATGAGATTAGGAGTGAAGAGAATAGGAAGAAGCTGAAGGACTGGTTCTGGTCTGATCTGATGAAGACTGAGGACAGGTATTCTAAGGGTTGTATCTTCATCTATATAGACACTATTAAGCATGAAGACTCTCTTCTGGTGGACTTGCTAGAGTCCCCTGATTGGCTACATATCCAACTATCCATATGTGATGATAACTACAAGAGTCTCGATCAAAATTATATGACCGATGCAGAAATTGCTACTGAGGTGGCAGAGCATCGGAGGTTGGGTACTCTGGACGCATTCTACATGGAGAGGATGAACGTACCTATCTCCAAAGAAGATCGTAACTTTAAGCCTGAGTACTTTAGGTACTTTGAGGATAGGAAGACTGATCTTGTAGTGACTGACTTTAAGAACCCTGAGGAGAAACTCATAGTACGTGCCCGCAACTTGTTGCATGTGACTATAGTAGATCCAGCCAAGACTGTCAAGATTCAAAGTGCTGACTCGGCTATAGTAACAGTGGGGATAGATAGGACTAGTAAGAAGATCTTTGTCAGAGATATTGTCAGTGAGAAATTCTACCCTGATGAGTTGTATAATGAGATGTTTAGGCAAGTCCTTCTCAGATCTTCCTTTATTTTGGGATATGAGGTAACTGGCCTCAACCAGTTCATCATCCAACCAGTAGAGAATGAGTGCAGGGTGAGAGGGATTCATCCCCTCCTCATTGAGCTCCCAGCGAAAGGAAAGAAGGAAGATAGGGTGGCCACACTTAGTCCCCTATATAGGTTAGGTTATATGTATCACAACGTGGCTAATTGTGCTAAGCTTGAGACACAGCTTCTGAGCTTCCCTCGGAGTAAACTGTGGGACGTAATGGATGCACTATCATACGTAAATTACGTGATGGATCACCAAGCTGTGTTCTTTGATCCTGATTCTGACGGTGAGAATATCGACCCTGAGATGGATAAGGACGAGGACTACACTAGCCTTAATGACGAAAGTATGATGACAAGTAAAGAGATGGGATTTCTCCTGTAACGGAATTGCTATATTACATAATGTAACAAAGGAATAATATGCCAGCTATTATAATGGGAGAGCCGAGGGGTAGGACGGATTGGGGAACTAAGCAGTCCTTTGACTATGAGTACCCCGAGGGATTGAACTTGAAGCCAGGCTCCCCTCTGCATGAGAAGATCAAGGATGAAATCCTAAGGCGGGCTAATGCTAGTGCTAGGATCATGACGGCTAGGCATAAGACTTGGAATTCCATCGATCATACGCTTACAGCGTATATAGCACCGGATGATAAGGAATTGGCAGTACAGGATGCTGATTATAGGAAGCCTGTTAGCATAGTCTTTCCCTACTCCTATACAGTGCTGGAAACTTTGCTGGCTTACTTCACTGCTGCCTTCATTCAGGATCCAATCTTCAGGTATGAGGGAGTAGGTCCGTCGGATGTCGTGGGTGCGATTTTACTGGAGAAGGTGATCGCTCTCCAGTGTATCAAGAATAAGGTAGGCCTCAATCTACACACCATGGCCAGAGATGCATTCGCCTATGGATTTGGAGTAACCACTCCTACGTGGGTTACAGAGATGGGGACAGTTAGCACCTTTCAGGATCAGCCTGGATTCCTAGGGTTTGGAACTAAGAAGGTCAAGGTAAGGCAGGAAGGTATAGTATTTGAGGGAAATGCACTGGAGAATATCGATCCATACCTCTATTTACCAGATGCCAATGTACCTATTCATGCACCTCAAGATGGTGAGTATGTAGGGTGGGTCCTTCCCACTAACTATATGAACCTCCTGTCCAATGAACAGGGTTCTGATGAGGTTTTCAATGTAAGGTATCTTCATGCACTCACCAACAGAAGGACTTGTATCTTCCCTTCGGATAACTCAGGCAGGGGAACTAAATCTACTTTGTCACCAAGGGATAATCTCACCAGTGATGTATCAACTGGAGTGGATGTTATTAAGATGTTCATTAAGTTGATTCCCAAAGACTGGAAGCTTGGTGAGAGTGAGTATCCTGAAATATGGTACTTTGAGCTGGGGGCAGACGAGGTTGTTATAGTATGCAAGCCTGCTAACTTAAGCCATAGGAAATTTCCTGTCTCTGTGATTGCTCCTGACTATGACGGGTATTCGATGGCTCCCATATCTAGGATTGAAATTCTGAATGGTATGCAAGGAGTCCTTGACTTCATGTTTAACAGTCATGTGGCCAATGTAAGGAAGGCTATACATGATATGATTATCTATGACCCTTACCAGGTGAATTCAAATGACCTCAAGAACCCATCGGAAGGAAAACTCATCCGGCTTCGTAGACCAGCATGGGGTCGCGGAGTTAAGGACGTGGCAGCCCAGCTCAATATCTCTGATGTTACCAGAGGTAATGTTGCTGACTCCACTTGGATCGTCCAGTGGATGGATAGAATCAGTGGGGCCGATGCAAGTATGCAGGGATCTCTCAGACAGGGTGGTCCTGAACGACTCACTTCCGCAGAGTTCCAAGGAACTATGGGTGGGGGGATCAATAGGCTGGAGCGAATAGCTAAGGTAGTAGGTCTCCAAGGTATGCAAGACATCGGTACCTTCTTCGGACACCACAACAAGGAATTGATGGAGACTGATGCCTATATCAAGTTGGCTGGAGATTGGCAGGAAGTATTGATTGCTGAATTTGGTCAACCTAATCGTGGACGTATCCCAGTTACTCCCGACATGTTAGACATCAATTACGATGTAATCGTAAGAGATGGCTCTGTCCCAGGAGGGAACTTCTCACAGAGTTGGATTCAGTTGTTTCAGATCTTGGGAGGGAATCCAGAGTTGGCGCAGAACTTCGACGTGGTCCGCATCTTTATGCACATAGCTAGGAATCTTGGAGCCAAGAATGTAAATGACTTCGTAAGGAGGGGAGGTAATATTAATCCTCAGAGTATGCCCAATCAGCAGGTGTCACAACAGGTGCAGAGAGGGAACTTAATTCCACTTAAGCAGGGGATGGCGTGATGAGTGATAAGATGAATAGATTTGAATCTCTCCTTGAGACTGTTCTCGCACCCAAGAGAGATTATGTGCCACACTCTAGTCCCGGCTCCCTCAAGGAGTTCATGGAATCTCCCATCTACACTGACTTCATCAGTGAGATTAAGGTCAGGATTGAGGACATGAGAGACTATTACGAAGGGTGTCCGAAGGACAAGTATCTTGAAACTAAGGGAGGGTTGGCATGTCTTAGGTTAATTGCTGGGATATTCACTGACCTATATGAGAATGCACTAACGGCTACTGAGTCGGAAGGAGAATCAGATGAGTGAGACTGTAGATCAACCTACTGAGGATGCGATGGCCCCTGTCAGTATGGAAGATCAGATTAGTGAACTAATGGATTTCGAAGACGTAGTTGAGACTCCCCTTGAGGAGAGTGGGAGTGTTGAAGAAGGTACTGAACAGATCGAGAGTGGAGGTGAGACTCCTGAGGGAGATGTGACTCCAGTTGAAGAGAGTGTTCAGGATGTTGTTGGAAATGTAGAACCAGTAGCACCTCCTGTCGAGACCAAGGATACCTCGGCACTTGAGGCCCAGATTGCTAAACTCACAGAACTGGTCAATACTCTGACTGCTCCCAAAGAGGCCCCGCCTCCACAGGAGCCCCAAGTAGAAGCTGGTCTCAAGGAGTTGTTCGAGAATCTGGACTTCGATGAGGTAATGGAGAACAAGGAAGCATTCACCAAGTTCATGACCCAGGCACTTAAGGCAGCTAGTATAGCCACAGCCGGGCATCTTCAGAATGTTATCCCTTCTACCATTACTGCCCAGGAGGAGATGGTCAAGATCAGGAAGCAATTCTTTGACACGTACAAGGAATTGAAACCAGTTGCTGGTTATGTTGCACAAGTTGCGAATGGGATTGCCAAGGATCATCCTGAGTGGAAGATGCCAGAAGTTCTGGCTGAGGCTGCGAAGGTGAGTAAGGTGAACCTAGGGATTGGGGACCTGGTAGTTGCACCACCTGTGGCACCTAAGAGTAAGCCTACCCTCCCCGGGGGGTCACGTACTACTCGGACACAGTCTGCACCAAAGAGTCCTCTTCAGGCTGAATTAGATGAACTTTTAGATTAAGGAGAGCATGATGAGTGGTGAGCATAAATTTATAGACGGGTTGATGCAGGGAAATGTTGTAGTGAATGGGACTGTCACTGCTAGTGGTGCTAATGCAGCCAAGATTAAAGCCATGACTGCACTTGGTACTCTTACTGCAGCTGATAGTGGGAAGTTGATTACGTTGGGTACGGCAGGTGGATTTACTGTTACTCTGCCTAAGCCGGCTGCAGGATTGGAGTATACCTTTGTTGTTAAGGTTGCCCCCACTACTGCCTATATTATCCTGACGGACAGTGTTGCTAATATCATTCAGGGCGGCGCATCAAGTCCTGAGGATGCTCAGGGTTCTGTATCATGTGCAGCAGCCTCTGATACCATCACCTTCGTGGCTAATAAAGCTGTGATTGGAGATAGGATTAGCCTTATCAGTGATGGCACCTACTGGTATTGCACTGGTCTTTGTGCAGTTCAGGATGGTATTACTCTGACCCAGGCTGGCTAATAACCTTTACATATAGGAGATAGGTTATGAGCTTACTTGGTAAAATGACTAAAATTGTAACAGATTCTTTCCCTTCTAATCTAACCCTTGCTCAGGGGAATATTCTGATAGGGAGTTCTGCTGGATTGGCTACACCGCTGGATGCCAAGACTACAACCAGAGTCTTGGTTGGAAATGGTACTACGCTGACCAGTGTTCCACTTAGTGGTGATGCTACTATGGCCAACACCGGAGCGGTGACTGTTGCTTCTGGTGCGATAACTCGGGCTAAGATGAGTACTCCAGCAGCTAGCCAAATGGTGCAGGTTAATCTTACTACCATTGCTACCAGTGCGGGGAATAACTACCTTTATGTAACTGTTCCTCAGACAGGAACTCTTGCTGAGGCAGACTTTGTAGGAGTGGATGCACTGGCGACCAGTGATACTAACTACATCACCTTTACAATTACCAATCTCACCCAGGCAGGTGCTGGGACTACAGTGATGCTGGCTGCTACGGCTGCGAATACTACCAAGGCTACAGGTGGGACTGCTATAGTAGCTAATGGAAGGAGGGCTTTGACCCTGACTGGTACTGGTGCAGATCTTGCTGTAGCCAAGGGTGATAGACTTCGGATTAATGCGGCAGTTACCGGAACTCTGGCTAATGCTGTAGCAGCTCCGACCTTCGCATTGAGGTTCAGTGGGACAACTTAATACTACTCTTCTCAGAGGGAGAGTTGGTTAAATACTTTAATTAAATTTAGTGAATAGGAGAATGTTATGGCATTTTTAGGTATGCGTGGTACTGGTGACTGGGTAGCTGATCAGCGTCCGAAAAGTTGGAGGGAAATGATTCTCTATCGTTACCCTAATGGGATGATGCCTCTCACGGGAATCTTGAGTAAGATGGGATCTGAAGCCCTGACTGATCCGGAATTCTACTGGTGGACCAAGTCCCTCCCGACTCAGCGGGCTACCGTAACAGGTGTGTATACTGATGCTGCTCTGGCCACAGCGTACGCGAGCGGTGGAATTGCAGGTGATGTTATCTATGTCAAAATGAGTGCTGCGGATGTGGCTAATTTCCGTGCAGGTCATCAGGTCCTCTTGCGTGATGCCTCAGACCTTACAGTGGATGTGAACGTCAAGGTTACGGCTCGGGCAGTGAATGGGGCCTCCTCGTACCTTACCTGCACATTGCTGGAAGCTGATGATAATTCCACTACTCATGATCTGAGTGATACCGATTGCTGTCTGATCATAGGTAATATTAATTCTGAGGGCGCTGCAATGCCGGATGCTCTCGCCTATGATCCGACCAAGTGGTACAACTATTCTCAGATCTTCAGGACTCCTCTGGAGAATACGAGGACTGCTCTCAAGACTCGGCTTCGGACTGGTGATCAGTACAAAGAGGCCAAGCGTGAGGCTCTTGAGATGCATGGCATCGAGATGGAGAAAGCCTTCCTGTTTGGAGTTCCCTCGGAGAGGACAGGGGAGAATGGTAAGCCTGAGAGGACCACTCTGGGCCTGATCCCCGCTATCAAAGGTGGATATAATGGGGTTACTACCTCGGGCACCGTAAGTGATTATAGTTTGAGTGCCGACGCACTTTATGCCGGCAAGACCTGGCTTACTGCTGGTGAAGAGTGGCTGGATAATACTCTGGAGTTGATCTTCAGGCAGGGCTCCAATGAGAAGTTGGCCCTCTGTGGATCGGGAGCACTCTTGGGTATCAACAAGTTGGTGAAGAATGGTGGGACTTATGATTACTCCGCCACTACCACTGACTATGGTATCAAAATAGTCAAGTGGGTTACAGCCTTCGGGACCATCAATCTGTTGACCCATCCTCTCTTCTCCTTTGAGGTTACCACCAGGAATGCAATGGTTATCTTTGAGCCTAAAGACCTGAAGTACCGTTACATTGATGATACCTTCTTCAAGGCTGATGATAGGTTGAAGAAAGGTGGGTGGACTTCTCGTGACGGAATCAAGGAAGAGTTCCTTACTGAGGCCGGCCTTGAATACCATCACCCTGATGGATGGGCCTACTTGACCGGAGTAGGTGTTAACAATGCCGTAGGCCTGTAAATCTCAGCAGGTTTACCAGGGGTGGGGGCATAGGGCCCCCGCCTTTGCTATATTACATTATGTAACATAGGAATTAAAATGAACTTAAAAGAAATCCGCAAGATGTTTGTCGAGGCTACAGGTCGCTATGACCTCGTAGTGGATGCTGTTGACTTCGGGAATAATGGAGCGGACTTCTACATTCAAGAAGGTCAGCGTTCCTTGGAACGTCGAATTAATGTAGGTGGATCTAGAGGTAAGGTCTATAAGGATCTTGTCCAAGGTGACTACCTTGTCACTTTTAAGAATTGTAGAGCTATCACCGAAGTGTGGGTGATGAACTCTGAGAATCGAATCCCTCTACCTATCTTGGATACTGAGTATCTGAAAGGTATTCATCAGAAGTTTGTAGATAACATGTACACTACACCTTTGAGCACTATGACTCAGGGTCGTCCCACATACTGTTATGCCACTAACCTACGGCGATCTCCAGATGAGGATAGCCCTCCTGCCGACTCCGCTACTCTTCAATCCTACCTGGATACTACCTCTCCGTATGATCCTACGTATAATGGGCTCATACTCCTTCCTCCATGCGATGGGGCCTACTCTTTGGAAATTGCCGGACTCTTTTATAATTCTAAACTCGAGGATGATGGGGATGAAGGTTGGTGGTCAATAGAGCATCCCCAACTCCTCGTGATGAGTGCGATGAGGAGCCTTGAGATCTTGTATAAGGGATCGAAGAGTGCCCAGAGTTGGAGCCAGTTGGTGGAGGAAGAGCTCCTCAACATCGAGAAGGATTTCATTGAGCAGGAAATTTCACAGATATGGGAGATGAACGGATGACCCCTTCAGAGCGTGAGGAAATTATAGAGGCCACAATAGAGAAGATGCTAAGGATGTTGCCTGAGGTGGTCGGGAATCTGATGGCTTCGCACTCTATGTATTCTAAGATGAATGAGAAATTCTACTCGGACAATAAGGACTTCCGTGGACATGAAGCTATTGTAAGGGAGGTTGTGGCTAGGTTGGAGAGTGAAAATCCAACTAGCAAGTATGACGATATCTTGACGGCTGCTATTCCAAAGATTAGGGCACAGATAGGGATAAAGGATGTAGTTAATATGGATAAGGTGGAGCTCAGTGGTCTCAATCTTAGTGTGAATGGTTTGTTATGAAAACATTACCTAATGGATACTTCTCACATGAGTGGAAGACTGATGATCTCATGAGGGGGTTGAGAAATAATTCTCACGTGTCCAGGAATAGTCAGCATCTTACTAAGTGTGACGGGGCAGTGGGAAGGGATGGAGTGTTGAGGACTCTGGAGCCTATGGAGGTCTCAGCACTCTTGGATGATCCTTTAGTAGTGCTGAACGACTTTCCATTCCCTCAACTATTCCTCACCGAGCGCCATGTGATAGTGTGTAATAAGATTTCTATTCTTGAATTAAGAAGTGGGGCACTGGTGAGTGTGATAGTGGGATTGACTGGAGGTGGGAAGTGGAACCTGGCCTCAAGTCACGATTGGGCCTACCTGAGTAATGGAACAGTGAGTGTGATCCGAGATCCTAATACTCACCTGTACTCTCTGTCAGGGGTGGCACCTAAGGTTGGGGCCATATGTAACTTTAATGGTCAGATCATTACAGGATACCTAAGATAATGGCAGACTGGTTGAAGTATAAGGGCGAGGGTCCCTGGGAATGCATTCCTCCGAATAAGATTACTTATGATGAGGGAGATAAGACTACTTCCGTCTTAAATCCAGTGTGGGTTGTAGATCAGGATGGTATCACTGATCGCACCAAGCATGATCCCTGTGGCTATTGGCCACGTCTTCCTTACACTGCACCTCCCCCTGAGGTAGTCCCCATGTTCGAAATCTATCATGAAATGTTCCCGTCTCAATGTGCTCAAGTCATCTTTGAAGAAGTTGCTGATTATGAAGAATCTATGGAGACCTTTATTACTTTCGATGCTAATGATTATGATGGAGTAGTTGGATTTTATTTTGAAACTATTGCTATGAACAAGACTGCATATCCTTTTAAGTTGCAATTAATAGATAATGATGATGTAGTGTATGCTGAAATGGTAATTCCAGCAAATACTACTGGTACTTCTGGATATGAGATGTTTAGGGAGAGGATTGAGTTTACTCCTTCATTAACTAATACTACTTATGGACTCCGTGGAGCTTCAGATCCTGCAGCCCCAACTATTAATATCTTTCCTCCAGAGGTATTTATTAGTAATGCTAGAATTATTGTTATACAGGATGGAGCTTCTAAGACTAGAATTCAAATACCATTGTTCTGTACGGATTGGACCTATGCAATGGATCTTGCCCCGGTAACAGAGCCGGTCGGATATCCTATTTATAATTTACTAAGTACTTACACAGGGGTGGATAATTATACTAATATATGGCCTGATAAGGGAGAAGGAGTTCCAACTTCCCAGGCAGGAGTTTGGCAATTTAATGCAGATGAATTGGATAACATTAGTAAAGTAGTATTCTCAGTAATGGCTAAGGGTCCTAAGATAACAACTTTAGATCCTATAGTTAAGACTGGTGTAATGATAGATACAGGACTCTATGGAACCCATTCTTATTGGGGACTCTATACCACTCCTGCAGCTACTGCTGATACTGCATGTAGTAGTGGGACTGGGATTAGTGGATCAGGATTTCAGAATGTAGTATGGCAGGATGGCTGTACTGGAGCTATCTTTACACCAATTTCTGAGACATTTCTAGAGCCAGAGCCTAATCCATGGGGTATAACTCTGTATCCAGATATGACTTCTGTAATAGGGAATGTAGATATATTTCAGGGATGGCAATTTGATGCTAATCCTTGGCAGCATAGTGTTAAGTGGTTTGGGATTAATGTAAAAGTAGGGACTGCTATTCAAGATGCAATACTTACAGTAGTTCCAGGATCTACAGATTTAAGAAAGGATGTTACTCTCTCGTATGTAGTAAGAAGTGTCGTCAGAAATGATCTTTATGTAGCACTATTTGATATTACTACTGATATAATGGTAGTAGGATCTGAACTTACTTGGACTAGTGATGAAGGATGGGTAAGAAAGCAAGCTGAAATCCTTCCTATAAATTTAATAAATGGACATTATTATGAATTTAGAGTTAAGTGTCCAGGACAGGTAGGAGTTATAGACGCCCCTGAGATTAATGATGCACAACTTTGGTTGAATGTAGATCCTATTAGTCATCTTACTGCCTGGTATCGAATCTTTCATCAGCCAGATGGTGAGAGCGATGATTGGCAAATTCCAGTAAGTTGGGGCGGAGATGTATGGGGATATGGGGTAGGGGCCAATAGTATTATACATCGTGCTAAGCCTATAATTCCTACTGGGTCAGAAGTATATTTTGAACAGACCTCCCTTTCCCTATACAATGACATAGTAGGATACGAAAATCATCAGTATGTTTCAGTACTTAATCTTACAGATTTGGATGAAACTGGAAGTGGTGAGGCAGCAGTTGAAATTACTGGTAGTAAGTTAGTATGGTCCAACTCTGATTATAATGTTAAAGTATTAAAGCGTACAGAGGCTTTACCTATAACTAATGAAATGGTACTGGGGACTAAATACGGAGATAGTGTCTATCTTTATATGACCCCAAGTGATGGATTTCTAGTGGTTAAAATTAAATAGGGGGATTAAGATGGCATCGTTAGTGGCGAATAATTTCAGGATGTTACTGGCAGCTGGGACTCCAGTCTTTGCATCGGACACGTTTAAGATTATCTTGATGCAAGAAGGGTTTGTGTTTAATCCTGATGCGCATGACTTATATGCCAACGTTAGTGCCAGTGAAGTGGCTAATGGATTTGGCTACACTACTGGAGGCAATACACTGGCAGGTGTGGCTGTGACTCAGAATGATGTAGATGATCGTGCAGTAATCACGTGGAGTAATACAAGTTGGACTGCGGCTGCTGGGGACATAGGTCCTGCGTGTGGAGCCATTATCTATGATGACACAGTTACTGATGATCCCATCGTAGGATATATAGACTTCGATGGATCTTACACTGAGCCCGACGGGGGCATAGCAACTATAGCCAACATTAAGGTTAGGATCTAATTGGGATTTGCTACGTTACATTATGTAACATAGGGATAGGGGGGTTAGTATGGCAAGAAATCCTGATTATGATATAACGTTTGATTGCAACGGGTATGATAGATTCGGAGTTTATGGTAGAGGGATACTAGACTTCGGAGTTGATATCTCGGGAGATCTACTGGGGATTGGAGTAATCGCCAGTGAGATGGACTTCGGAGTTGATATCTCAGGGAATGCTATCTTCTCCTCCGTGATGAGTGGAGCTTCGCTGGACTTTGGTCCTGTAGCCCTTGAGGGTGAAGCAGTGTTCTCACCCCCAGTGACTAACTGGGTCAGGTGGGGTGAGATAGGAGAGTTTGACTTTGTCATTGATAGGAAGAATGTTGCAGGAGAGATGCCTCTGGATTGGCCTGGAACCATCTATCACATTATGAAGTTGGGTTCCAGTGTGATGGTCTATGGATCTGGTGGAGTCACACAGTTAGTTCCACATGAGAACTACTTTGGAATGAAGACTCTTAATAGAGTAGGAGTGATGGGCCAGTGGGCTGTGGGTGGAGATGAGAACATTCACCTGTTTGTGGATAAGAAAGGTTGCCTCTGTATGTTGACTGACAAGTATGTACCCCTAGGGTATGAGGAATTCCTTTCCCTATTGACTTCACCTGTGCTGAGTTATGATGCCTCAGAAGGGATGGTTTATATTTGTGATGGCACCTTGGGGTATGTCTACTCCATTGAAGAGAGATCCTTAGGCAAGGGGCCGGCTAATGTGACTGGGATTGGATTCTCTAATGGCTATAACTATCTAATTGGAAGTGGAATCTTTGAGATTCCAGAGTTTGAAATCACGTCTGATCTGCTGGACTTCGAGAACAGAGGCAATAAGACTATTCATGAGGTAGAAGTAGGTGGAGATACAGAGGGACGTCTGGACGTCCAGGTGGAGTTCAGTAAGGGATTGAAGCAATCCTTCGTTGGTACAGGATGGAGGTCAGTTGGACCTCATGGCCTAGTAAGTATACCTTGCTTTGGTAAGGACTTTAAGATTAGCCTGAGGTGTCCTAATCCAATGAGTGTCAAGTTGGACTATATTAGGGTGAAGGGTGTGATCCATAACTTTAGCCCCATAGACGTGTGAGGATACTATGATTGTAAGACTAATCTCTCTGCAGGTACCTAGGTTCTGGGATGTAATTAAGTATGCTCTCCAACAGACAGAGGTACTAGCTATTGGGACTGAAGCTAATAAGTTCAATGAGATCTTTGCCTCTCTCCTCAGCGATAAGGCCCAATGTTTCCTCAAGTATGGGGAGGATGGTGGGATTCAGGGAGTGATGGTTACTGAGATCCACGAGGACAAGTACTCCAAGGAGAAGAGTGTCAAGATTAGATCCCTCTACGCATACAAGGTGCTTCCGAAAGGTGAGTGGAGAGAGGACTTCGAACTTG